TCGATCTAGCAAAAGAAGCAAAGCAGATCCACGAGCAAATTTTGCAGTCGTTCCTTGAAATGCAAGGGAACCAGGTCGAGCTGATCGAACTTCAATACAAGAAGGAACGCGAGGAGCTTGAAAAGTCCAAAGATGCCAACGCAAACTATCACGAGGATCTTAAACTCCTGGATGAGGTTTACTCTGATAAACGTATCAAGGCCAAGCAAGAGGAAATGGCGAAGCTCCGGGCGATCGAGACCGATATTCGCGATATGCAAAAGAATTTCGCGTTTAAAACTGCCGATAAGGACAGCACTGGCTCTGTATCTCCGGCGGTTCAGCTTGCGAAAGATTATGCTGATTCGATCGATGAGATCGAGGACCGTTATGCTGAAATGCAAGACAAATTCATAAAAATGGATGCGATGCAGCAGCAAAAGCATATAGAGACGCTAAAAGAACGCAATATCGCGTTTAGTATAAGCGCCGATGGTCAGATCTCCTATGAAGCCATGAAAAATGAGGAGCTGTTAGCCCTTCAACGTGAGTATAGCCAAAAGGCTTTGCAACAACATCAGGATCTAGTCAATGAAAAGTATAAGATCGACGAAGCTATGCGCACGCAAAACTTCGAGGCGTTGCAGGTTGCTCTTAGTGATGAATATATAGCTAGACAGCAACATAACGATCTTATAAAAGGTTTACTGGATGAATATAAAGAGGCCGCGTTTGACGCTCATATGAACAGCCAGCAGGTACTATTTAACGCTATGAATGCAGGCCTTGATAGCTTGCAAGGATCTATTTCTGGTCTTATCCAGGGGACTACAACGTTAATGCAAACATTCCAGAACCTCGGAAAGGCAATATTGAAAACGATCGCTGATAGCGTGGCTCAATGGATCGCTGGTCAGATCAAACAAGCGGTGTTTGGAAAGATGCTAGCGGCTCAGCAAGTTGCGACTGGCAATGCGGCGGCTAACGCTCAATACCCAGCATGGGCTGCCTTAGCGCAACAAGTTAGCATGGCCACATTTGGTGCTAGTGCTGCGGCTGGTATGGCTGCATGGTCTGCCAATACAACAGCCGGCGCGACTTTATCCATTGCCAACGGTGCGACAAGTTTCGCTTCCTTAGGATCTGGAAAGATGGACTTGCCTAAACTTGCAAGCGGTGGCGTTGCCTACGGATCCACGTATGCTGAAATCGGGGAAGGTAAGTATAAAGAAGCTGTGTTACCGCTCAGCGAGAATACTTATGACGAAATAGGCAACGGGATCGCGCGTGCTGGTGGCGGTGCTGGTGGTGGTATCACCTTCAATGTCTCCGCTATGGATGCGCAGTCCTTTGGTGACTGGCTTGAAAACTCTGCAGGACGATCCTTGCGTCAATTCTTCGTGAACCAGGATCGTGAATTCGTAGCTCAAGAAGGGACGTGGTAATATGACCGATCTGATCAAATTCCCAGATATAAAAACCCTTGCGTGGAAGTCTACGAAGGCGCAAAAATGGGACACAAAAACGAAACGCACGGGTAGTGGCCGCGTCAGAACAATGACGACGTGGCAATATCCGCAGTACACGATCACGACTGAGTTCGCTATTCTTAGCCCAGAAGAACATAAGCGTCTTATGGGCTTTTATGCTTCGGTTAAAGGCGGCACGATCCCGTTCCTCTGGCTAGATCCAGAGGACTACGAAGAAAAAGGCATACGTCTTGGAACTGGGGCGGAGAACGAATGGCAGGCGGTTCGTCTGTATGGCGATTTCAGGGAGCCGGTGGCACATATCGAGAAATTAAAGCTCTATGCGAACGGATCCCCTGTGAACGCTGTCTCTGATAAAGGTGTAATTAGGCTTGCGCCTGGTGTTAGGGTTGCACCTACTGCTATTATTACGGCCGACTATATTTATTATTGGAAGGTTATGTTTAGCGGTGATTATACAGACGAGATCGTGTATAAGGATATCTTCAAATCTAAAAGTTTTAAATTGGTAACAGTGAGGTGATCTTAGGTGAAACAAGTAAGCGAGGCTTTAGGTGCTCATTTGAGCTCATCTCAAACGTTTCTGTCCTGCGATCTGTACGAGCTAAAGCTAAAAAGCGGGATCTCGTATTACTGGGCGGACACGGACGTTGATGTTAGTTATGGGGGCCATACCTACAAAGGGGACGGCCCTATTATAACGCGTGAGAAGATCGCAACGAGCAGCACGGTTAGCGTGGATAAGTTAAGCGTATCTATCACGGCCAATCAGAACGATCAGATCGGAGGGGTTCCTGTCTTGGAGGTCGCTCATAATGGTGGCCTTGATGGTGCGACGCTTAATCTCCGGCGTGCGTTTTTTGACGCTGCAGGTCGCGTGATCGAGTGTATCGATCTATTTCGCGGCATATGCGAGGTAACGCAAGGCGGCGGCTTCTTACTGAAGATCAATGCTAAGTCTATAGTGCAAAAGCTCAATATTGAATATCCAAACAGGCGCTATTATCCGCAGTGCCCTTATTCGATCTATTCCAAAGAGTGCGGGGTTGATGTTACCAAGTACAGAAAGCGTGTTACTGTAACGGCTGTTACTGGCACGAATACTGTTCAAGTAGACACGACCTTCTCGGCTGGCTATTATACCGCCGGCGGTATGGAATGGATCAGCGGTCCGCTTGCTGGCCAAGCAACGCAGATCATGGATAGTAGCACGAACGGGATTGTATATATGAGCGCTACAAATACGGCGCCACGCGTTGGAGACGTAGCTTATATATATCCTGGCTGTGATAAAACGCCGGAAACGTGCAAAAACAAGTTTAATAATTTTAGTAGGAACCGGGCGACGCCTTATGTTCCTTTAAAGGAGACGATACGATGAAACCAACAACAGGCGAAAGGATCGCAGCTGCTGCGCAACGGTGGCTTGGAACACCTTACCAGAATAACACTATGGTGCATGGCGTTGGTGTCGATTGTTCTTATTTACTTGTTGCAGCTGTGGTGGACAGCGGTCTTATGGATCGCGACGCCTTAGCTATTGAAAATTATTCGAATGAATGGCATCTTCACCGATCGGAAGAAAAGTATTTGAAGTATGTCCAAAAGGTAGCCGATGAGGTTCCTATCGACGACATACGGATCGGAGACTTTCTCCTATATCAATATGGGCGTTGCATATCTCACGGCGCGATCTATATTGGTAACGATCTAGTTATACATGCTTTTGTAGATCTTGGAGTGATCCTATCTTCGGTCGATGATGTGTTATTCTATGACGCAAAAGGCAAGAGCCGCCTGCGTGCTGTTTATCGCTTTAGAAAGGAGGATAAATAATGGGCTTCCTGTTTAGCCGTGGCCGCAATACCACGAACCGGGCGGATATGATCGCCGATTTCATGATCAACACCGCATCATATGGCGAAGTTGTTCCTGAGGTTCTAGGAACGACACGCCTTAGTGGTAACATTATTTATTACGATGATTTTACTCCGCACGAGCATAAAAGCACGACGCGTACTGGTAAAGGTGGCGGTTCCAAGCATACCGAGATTACCTATACATACACCGTGGCTTGCGCTATTGGTTTATGTGAAGGCCCTATTCAGGGGATCGGTAAAGTGTGGCGTGGTAAGGAAATATACGACTATCCAAACGAGAAGATCGAGCTTACAGCTTATCTTGGCGCACATGGCCAGCAGCCTTGGCCTTACGTAATATCTAAGCATCCAGAGAAGGCGCTCCCTTATAGCGGCCTGGCATATATGGCCGGCGTTGTAGATCTAGGCGAACAAGGCAGCTTGCCGCAGTTCAATTTTGAGATCAAAGGGAAGCTCTTAGAAACTGGCGACGGTTTGGACGTAAATCCTGCCGATTATATTGTCCATGTCCTTCGGTCGATCGGTATTGACGACGTCAATATAGAAGGCCTAGATCATTATAGGCATTATTGTAAGGCGGCGGACATCCTTATCAGTACGCCTCCGGATTCTAAAAGCTCCAAAGCTCAAACGGTTATTAATGATATAGCTGAGATCACAAATAGCCTTGTATTCTGGAGCACGGATCGTCTGAAGATCGTCCCTCTCGCGGATAAGCCGATCAAGGACTGGTCCCCGTACAATCAAATACAATACAATTTGACGGCGGACGATCTTATCCCGGCTAGCGATGGCCAGTTGATCGTGTACAAGCGCAAGGATAGCTCTGAAACGTATAACCAGGCCACGGTTGAATTTATCAATCGCGCCAATGGGTACGAGAAGGAGACAGTAGCCTTTGAGGTGGTTGCGGACGTTCAAAAAAACGGGCTGAAGCCTGCTTCTAAGAAATCGGCTCACTATCTATATACAAAGGCCCGCGCTCAATACTACGCGGAACAATTAGCTATGAAGCGCCTGTACTCTAAGAACCAGTACACGTTCCGTCTTGATTGGGCTTTTTGTCGTTTAGAGCCTGGCGATCTTGTAACGCTTACAGATGATCTCTGTGGTTTACGCGAGCAGATCGTTGTTATAACTTCCGTGTCTGAAGCTGCAGATGGGCAGCTTGAAATTACGGCGGAAGGTAAGCCTCCGGGGACATATGCTCCGGCTAAGTATAACGTGCATGAAAATGAACGGCCTTTTATTGATTATAACCAGCCTGCTCCTAGCGTGAACGATGTCGCGATCTTCCAAACGGTCGGAGATGTTGGAGGTAATCAGGTATTCGTAGGCGTGAACGCTCCCAGTGGCTGGGGCGGCTGTTCTGTGTGGCTATCTGACAACGGTGAAAGCTATCGCCGTATAGGATCCATAACGCAACAAGCCCGCATGGGCCGCACTAGATCTGCCTTCAATGAAACAGCGAACGCCTGCGAGGTTACGCTTAATCAGGGCATACTCAAAACGGCGACGCATGTAGACGCTGAGCGAGCTAACACTTTATGCTGGACTAATGGCGAGGCCTTTAGTTATGAAGCTGTTGAGGTGCATCCTGATAATTGGTATACGCTGCGGGGAATAGTGCGCGGCCAATACGGGACTAAGGCGATCAATCATAACGCTGGGGAGCGTTTTGTCCGCGTCGATGAGGCTTTATTCCGTTACCCGTACCGGAAAGAAGATATCAATAAGACGATCTATTTAAAATTTACCTCCCTGAACTTATTCGGTAGCAACGAGCAGGGCCTTGATGAAGTCCAGGAATACCAATATAAGATCGTCCCTTATTATATCCCGGAAGTTAGCAATTTAACGCTGTATACCAAGTATTACAAAATTGGTAACGGTGTATTGTCTTTTGACGTTGTGGCTCAGTTCGATGTGCCGCAGATCAATAGCTTTGACACGGTTGAGCTTTGGTATCGTGAAGGATCTGCTGCGTGGAAATATGGCGGATCTGGTAACGGGCAGATATCGATTAGCGGCTGCGAGCTTGGTCATACGTATGAAGTAAAGGCTATAGTGAAAGACGTCCACGGGAATACATCCCAGGGTGTATCTAAAAGCATTACTGTGGCCATGAAGACGGAAGTACCAAATGCGCCGCAGGGCTTCTCGATCTCCTTTAGTGATAAAGCCAACTTTAACTGGCTTGAAGTGCGAAATGCTGACGTTGATTTCTACGAGCTGCGGCTAGATACTCGTACCGGTCAAACGGCCGGCATGATCGGTAGAAGTAATAATACCACTTATAGTGGAACTCTTAGCGATCGAAGCGGTAAGGTTTACCTATACGCGCATAACCCTTCTAAGGGCTATGGGGCGCCTGCTGAGCTAACATATAACGTTCCTGTTCCTGTTATGCCGACCAACGTCAAATTGACGGGCAATCTTAACGGGATCGGCGTTATATTCCAGATGATCCCTCCTGGCTGTAGGGGCGCGAATGTATACGTTGATAATACTGTATATTTCACGTCTACAAATGCCATGAGTATTCCTTTAGAGGCTGGCGTGTATTCCGTCCAGGTTGCTTATGTGGATATATTCGGCGAAGGTCCGAGATCTGCTGCGACCAATGTTACGGTTAAGGCAAAAATAGACAAGGATCTTCTAGATCTTGAAAATCTAGGAATTGCCGACATGGATCGTGCTGTCAAAGCTCTATCTAATGAAGTCGGAACTGTGAAGTCTGATGTGTCTGGCCTTAGCTCAAAATTAGTAGATCAAGCAAAAGGTTTTCAACGTTCTTTATCAGATCTAAACACGAACCTATCAACTCAAATAACGCAGGTTGCTGGTGGTGTTGAGGTGAAGGTTACAAATGCGCTCAACAGCTTAACAGGATCTGAAATAGTGAGCCGGATTAATCTTACGCCTGCGGGGACTCGTATTGATGGCCGCTTGCTTCATGTTACCGGCCAGGCTTTATTTGACGATAATATCATCACAAATAAAATGCTTCAGGCCAAGGCTGTTACTGCCGATAAAATGCAGGTTGATAGCTTATCCGCGATCACGGCTAATGTAGGGGAATTAAAAGGCGGCACGATCATAGGGACTACGATCAAGAATGCGTCCAATACATTTAGCGTTGACGCAAACGGTAATATCCGCGGTGTTAATATCATGGGTTCTAGGATCGACGCAAACAGCGTATATGCTAATGGCGAATCTTTGAAAAATACGAACTTCTCGAGCATGCACGTTGTTAGTGGTCAAAAAATAAACTTGCCTCCTGGCTATAGTTACGACCGATGCTTATTCTATTTGACGAACGTAAAAATGCGCGCTGATTCCGTTTATAAATTATCTGGGCGATATTTTAACGACAGCGATATGAATAAGATCCACGACTTTAATAACCGTTATTCGATGTACTGGAACGATAAGCCTGGCGGCGGTAAAATGGACGATCTTGATGGCGGAAGATGGCTACACGGTGAACCTTTACAGAACAGAGTGTTCTACCCTAACGGCGACGCGCCTGATGGCGGCACGTTCTCTTATGGTCGCGGGTATCCTAGAAATAACGCTGCAAGTGCAAATACTAACAGCAAATGGTTCAAGGGCTGCGGTGTAACTAAGGAAGGCTATTTCTATTTCTTTTATAATTCTGGTCAGTTTGGCTATTACGGCGAGGCGGATCTTCTAATTTTGTCGTTCTGGTAAAAGGGGGATTTTATGGATCTAGTACGGCGAGAAAATGAAACCCTGCATATTGGTGAAGATTGGCGCCGGGCATACACGATCAATAACGACGTGGATCTGTCCTGGGCCAGCGCAATATGCAAAGTTAGAACTAAACAGGGGAAGCTCCTTTGTGAGGCGTCAACGACGATCGTAGGTAAGACGATCATGGTTACGATCTCCAAAGATGTAACCCTTGGAATTGAAAAGGCCTATACTAATGCCGAGTATGATGTTTTCTTGGTCGCTGGCGATGTAACGTATAAGTTGATCATGGGCGATCTAAATATTATTCATGATGTATCTATGCATTAGAA